AATACCTCCTATGGACAATCAATGTAAGATCCAGTTCCAACCTTAGCAGAACCAATTGTAACACGAGCATCAGGATCCAAGCAAACAAATGATGGAATAAATCTTGCTCCTATACCATTACCAGAAATAACAATTTCTGGATACTCCTCAAATGTAACAGTTCTATCTTTAATTCTAATTGCAATTACTTGTCCATCTGTATTGATTTGTGCTTCAGCAATATCTTTTGATTTATTAACAAAAACTGTTGGAATTGATGTATAACCTTTACCTGGTGAAATCATAGTAAATGAATCAATAATACATTCCTTACTAGCAGTAGATGGTGTATTAAGTTTATATCCAAATCCAGGATCAGTGATGCGAATTTCTTTAGCAAATCCATCATTATCTAACAACACCTCACCAGTTGCTCCGTAACCATTACCTGTAATGAAAACTGCTGGTCGTTCTACAAAACGATTACCAGTATCTTGTATGGGTATTTCAAGAACTCCACCATCACCATTTGTTATAATTTCACCTGCTACTGGTAATTTAATATTACTATCACCAGTAGTATCATTTTCAGAGAGATCTTCAATTTTATTTCTATCCTCAGCACTCAAACTAGAGAGTTCAGAAGATATTATCACACTTGCTTGTGCTCCTGTACCAGGAATTGCAAATACAAATGTTTCATCTGTTTCAATATCAGCATCTACTTTAATACCTATCACAACTTTAGCACTATAATCTCCAAAATCTTCTACGATAAAAGTACCTCTTAGAGTATTAGATGTAAAATCACTTGGTGTAATACCAGATCCAACTAAAGAATAATCTAATTTAGTTCCTATAGCAACATTGGTTATAACAATAGTAAATGTAACAAACTCTCCTTCTTTCACTGTTGTTTTATCAGCACTAACTGAGTAGGTAGCAGCACCAGTTGTTGCTTCTCCTGTTGTTGATGGTTCTACAATATCAACCCAGTTATTAGGATTATTAATATTAACATTCGGGAAGTTTATATTTGATGTCTCATCATCGCCACCATCACCACCACCTTGAGTAGAATCATCAATACCTTTAACAGGAGTAATAACACATCTTGCAATGTTATTAAAGAAGAATGAAGGGAAGTCTGTTCCAGAACCAGGTGTGTCTGGAACTATTTTTAAAAAGAAATCTTCCTTAAATTCTGATATATTATCTTGATATGTTTCAACCTCAATAGTTTTAGAAGTTTGATTTTCTGTAAATCCTAATACACCACTAACATCTGCAAAATCTATACCCTTGGTTGCAGTACCATCTGATACACTAAATTCAACACTAGAAGCAACACCAACAAATCCACTTCTTTCAACAGTAAATACAGCAATGTCTCCCTCTTTGACTGTAATATCTTTTACAAGATATTTAATTGTTTTGTCTACATCTTGTCTACCACCAACAAATGCAATTGAAGTATTAGGTAATTTTGTTCCCTGATATACATCATCGCAAGTATAACTTGTCCAATCAGGACCTGATGACCAATTTTGAAGATTTTCTAATAACCTATCAAGAAAGTTTTCATTACCATCACCAGAATTATCACTGCAAATTTTAGTTTTTGGACTACATTTTTCATTAGGTCCATTACACTCAATACCAAGGAGAGATAGTACCTTGTTGATAGCATCTCCAATCATGTTAAGTGGTGCAGCAATTGCACCTAAAATATCTTGCAATGGTCCTAAAATTTTACTAAGAATATCATTCATTAATGATTGAATTTTATTTAATAAACCTTGCACAAATTCATCAATTTGACATGCTGCTGATTTGTAGATATTAAATAGATATCCAAAAATAATATCTTCTAACCAATCAGCAAGACGATCTGCAAGATCTTTCATTGTACATCCAACTTTTGCTAATTGATCATCAAGAAAATCTTGAGCTTTATTCAATCCAGATCCATCAATTGTAGGTCTTACAATAGACTTCATGATCCACTTAACTGCTTCTCTAATTTTTTCTAAAACAAATCCTTTTATATTAGCAACAAATGTTCTCATTACAAGAATTGCTTTATCAACATACTCTCTACCAATGTCTATTTGATCATATATTCCACCAGACATTTCTCCTACAAGATATGTTCCTAACTTACCATCATTCCTCTGAACTTCATATAACATTTCAGAAAATAATCTAGTGAATGTAGATTTTAAATCAGTCTTACATGTACTTGCTCTTACAACACATACTTTAGTACCAGCAGGATTTACATCACTATTATCTTGATCCTGAGCTTCTTGTAAAATTGTTTTATTGCTCTGAATAAGTTTTTTATCATCATCAGTAATTACTTTTCTACCAGTTGTTACATGACCTGCCTTTACGTTTGTTTGTTTGACAAGTTCACCATCTTTATCAGTTGATGTATCAGCTGGAACGGCAGTTCTTGGAAAAATTGACGAAAACCCTAAACATTCTTCTGAGGGATCTTCTGATGATAATTCTTTATCTGTTGAATGAGCAACACCACCAATAGATCCAATGATACATGGTTGTTGTTGATCATTATCAAGGAAAAATCCTATTACCCAAACTCCCTTATCAAGTTGATTTGAAACTGTTGTGCAAGCACCAGGTATATGTGGTGTTGTTACAGGAAATGTAGAAATTGCCCAAGGTAAATTCTCATTAGTAACAGTACTGCATTCTTTCGGATGTAGTCCAACAATTCGTACTTTACATCTTCCAGACTCTTTAGGGTCTTCAGTATCCTCCACTTGTCCAATCCACCATCTGAATCCATCAGATCCTATTTGGTGAATTGGATAGAGTTCGTTTAGGGCAGAATCAGTCGTCATATACTAGGCACTCTGGTTCATCTGGATGTAAATCACAGAATATTTCTAAAGCATTAGGATCATGATGATCTCCTGCTTTAATTTCATCTTTATGATGCTCTGCATACTCTTCTAAGTCATGTAGTTCTTCCTTAGCATGTCTACGAGCAGCGGGATTTGCTGTTGGATCGTCAATGATCTCTTTGTCTTTTTGAATGTGTTTTTCTATACTTTCCATATGTTCTCCTTATTTTACTATACTTTCTTGATCTTTGATTCCTTGAGAATCTCTTACCAAGTCTAACACAGTATATACATTTCTGCTATCAGTCATGTTGAATTGGTGATTTACTTGTTTTATTAAGTATGTACCACTGTGTTCTGGATCATAGGTAGAATCTCCCTTCACAACTTCCGCTGCTTGTTCGGGAATTCGTATTTCAATTTTATCACCAGCACATAATTCAAGGTGTCCTGTTAAAGATATAGTTAATTGTTGATTAAACAATATACCTGCTCTTGCAAGACCTTGAGATAGATAATTTAATTGATAATCCTGATAAGGATGACTACCATCTCCACCATTCTCACTAGAACCAATTTTAACCTCTTGATTCCAAACCTCATTATCTAGAATAGTTGACATAATTCTCGTTGGAACTGCTGATAATTCACGTTGACCTAAAGGTAATTTAGTTTGACTACCTAAATGTGCCATTTCATCCCATGTATTTGCAAGAGAATAAATTTGCTCCCTATATGTTAGTGTATTTATGTCAAGAGCACACATGATAGAAGAATAATGACCTGTTCTTAATTTTTTTATAATGTCAAATTCTTGTCCAAATATAATCTCTTGTATTCTATTCATAGAAGGTTGTATTCCTTTTGCAGGTTGCCAAAAGAAAGGACTTCCTACAACTGGAGTTCCATTAAATTCATCTTCATTGTCAGAAACTAAACTATCAATTGATTTAAATACAAACCCTTTATTGGTTTGAAAAAACAAATAACCAGCAGTGCCAGATCCTTTTTTAATTTCAGCGTCTGATACGTCACTAGATGCATTTGACTTTTCCTCATCATTATTATCTGTTTTATTTGCAATTTTTCCTGATATTGTTTTATGTAAAAATGATTTAATTACTGTGAATGGAGATTTTTTTGTAGGAAGAATTTTAATATTGGTAGTAGATGATTCTACATCTATCTTACTTTCAGGAACTGTTAAATATTCAGTTAATATTTTTTTCACTAATGTAGATGCATTATCTGCTAATACTTGGTTAACAACAGCTCCCTCATTAATTAATCCCTCATATGATATTAACCCAAGAGTATATGTTTGTTTTCTTTCAGATCCTACTCTATTAGAAATATTCCATACACGAAAATCGTATGTGTATCTTCCTTTATTCTCACCAGAAGCTTCAGTCAAATCATCAACTTCAACAACTACTCTTTCAAATCCCTGAATAGGCATTGTAGAAATAATATTCTCAGCATTATCTTCTATTACCATAGTAGCAGCATAAGATGGCCACATAATATCTTCAAAGTATTGAAATTGTTTACACATGTCACCAGCAAGGTTGGCATATGGTTTAGTATCGTTTCCTAATTTAAATAAGGAAATTTGTATAACATCAAACTGTGTTGCGTACTCTTTATTCATTCAATTATACTGAGTATGGTGATATATAAGTTCCTGTTTTCAAAGGATTTCCTCTTACTGCAATAGCAGAATATTCTATTTGATTATCAGAATCTTGTTGAGCAGTTTGAGTATTTAATACCATTTGACTATTTGGATCTGCGAGTCCCTCTACAATAGTATTTAATTCATCTTCCATTGACAT